CTTTTCAGACGCGAAAGCAATAGTAAAATCAGGCACTTTGGCAGATTTAAAGGAATTGACGCAATTAAAAAAGCCGCCCTGCTGCTCGGTGGCAACAGGGCGGGTGGGCGCTGTGTGTGGTTTTAAACTTGTTTAAATCGCCTGTGGGCGGTTTTCTACTTGTCCAGCTCGGGCAGTCCGGCGATGCTCGTCAAAAGCGACAAGATGCCCGCCAGGGCGCTGGCGCTGGCGACCATGACCCAGTTGACCTCCGCGATGACGGCGCTGGTGCCGATCGTGGCGATGGCGGTCTGGGCGACGGTCTTGATGGCGCGGATTCCCGCGGCCTTGATCCATTCCTTCCATTCGTAGCGCATGGGTTTTCTCCCTCCTCTCTGTGTCGGGGTTGGGTGCTTTTCTATCTTTTGTCTATCTCGTGAAACCGCGAGATAAATCAAAAGGTAGGGGCTGGTGGATTATTCCTGGGCGGCGTCTGCTGCGCTGCCGGGGCTTCCCCAGAAGTCGTTCTTCCGGAGCCTCTCCTCGTAGAGTTCCTTTATGTATTTGAACTCTGCCTCGAATACTCCGTTTTTGTCGCCGGTCTTTTCCAGCAGCTTTTCGTACTTGGCGTTGAGGGCGACGATGTGCTCGAATTCGTCTTTACTGTGCTTCCGCTTGTTCCTGCACGAATTGGCAAAGTCGAGCACTTCCCACCTGATTCTGTCCTTTTCGTTCGCGTCGATGGCATCCTGCTGATCGCCGACCATGTGCTTCAGCTCGGCGATGTCGCCTCGGGTGTCGGCCTTGAATGACGCGAGGTCTTTTTGAAGCTCTCCGTTTATCGCCTTCCCGATGGCTTTCAGCAGGGTCTTCCAGGGGTTCCACTTGATCTTGGGGTTCCAGTCAATGAAAAGCGAGAGCGCGATGGCAATCGTTCCCCAATGGTCGGCTGCCCAGCGCAGAACTTGCTCCATCGGCTTATTCACCTCCCAGGAACCATTCGAGGCTCTTCCCGTCGCCGGTGATCGTGTTCTTGTCCACGTTCCCGTTGATGCCGTCGATGTCTCCGGTCGAGGTGTATTGCCAGAGGTCGCACTTGTAGCTGGGCTTCTTCGCGCCGTCGATCGTGCCGGTGTTGCTGCCGTACCTCGGGATCCAGGTGAAATCGAAGAGGTCGCGCAGCGTGGCGTAGCCGTAGTCCTTGTAGTGGTTGTGGGCGACGTAGCAGCCGACGCGCTTCGCGCCCAGCTTCCGCAGTTCGTCGGCAAAGGCGGCGATGGCATCGTGGGTGATCTGTTCCTTCTCCGCGTCGAGCGCGTAGAAGAGCGGATTATACTTCGCGGCGTACTGGATGAACGCCTGGGCTTCCGCTCTGGCCTTCGCCTCGGTGTCGGCGATCGAGTAGAAATAGACGCCGAAGCGGACGCCTCGGGCAGCGAGAGCGTCGGCGTGTTTGACGAATTTCTCGTCGATCTTGATGCTGCCGCCGGTGCCTCGGTATCCGGCGCGGAGGATGATCAGCGCGGTCGCCTTGATGAAGGCGTCGTAGTCGACCGTCGGCTGCCACTTGGAAATGTCGACGATCTCGGTGCCTCTCTGCACCTGGGGCGCGGCTTCGCTGCCGGTGCCGGTGCTGGGCACGGTGGTCTCCGTCGGCTCTGCCGGAGGCGTCTCGACGATGGGTTCGTCCGGGTAGTAGCAGAAGAACTGCTTTCGCTGCGCCATGAACTCGGTGATCTTCTGCCGCTTCCTGGTACTGGACGCCGGGTCGTTGCAGTAGATGTACTTGTCGTCGTATTTCCAGGGTGTGATGAAATGACCGCCCTTCGTCCAGAAGCCGGGTCCCATCGAGGCGACTGCGTAGCCTCCGGCGTCGAGGCAAGCCTTCAAGGCGGCGAGGGTCGCGGTCTGCACAAACTTGACGAAGCCATAGCGCTCCGCGACGCGCTTGAAAAACGCCCAGGCGGTGCCGTTGTTGTAGGTGCGGTCGCCCCACTCCATCGCCAGCTGCGCCAGCGTCCATGGGGTGACGGTCGAATCCTTCAACGTGGCGACGACGTTCGCCGCGGCGGTGGGGCCGCATGCGCTGTTGGCCATCGTCTGCGACTTGTCCCCGTGGTTGCTGTACATCTTCTTTCCCCATCGGCTGTCGCCCTGCTTGTAGTCGACGGGCTGGACGAAGGTGCCGGGGGTGTGGGTGGTGCCGGTCGGAGCGCTGCTGCTGCCGGTGGTGCCGGTGCCCGTGGTGCCTCCGGTTTCCGTGGAGGCGGTGGGGGTGCTGCTGCCGGTGCCGACGATCAGCGCGTTCCAGGTCTTGGGGCCGCAGATCCCGTCGGCCTTCAATCCTGCCGCTGCCTGGAAGGCCGCGACCGCTGCCTTCGTCCTGCTGCCGTAGATGGCGTCTGCGGTCAGGTTGCCGTCGAGCAGCAGCTGGACGGCCAGCGTGGTGCCGCTCTTGCGCAGCTTGGAAGTGGAGCAGGTCGGCGCTGCCTTTGCGATCGCTGTCCACGTCGCCGGTCCGATGATGCCGTCCGAAACGAGGCCACGGTTGCTCTGCCATGCCAGGATGTAAGCGACAAACCCAGCATCAAATTCCTGGTGCTGCTGGATGAAGCTCTCGGGGTTCGCAACTTTGGAATTGACGGAAAGGTAGCCGGTCAGCAGCTTTGCCGCCACGACGGGCTTCCCGGTGTCCTGGTGCTTGATCGTGTTAATCATCGTCGGCCACCTCCAGCTCGATTGCCTTGCCCCTGCCGTCGATCACAAAGACTTGGTCCAGCTGGGGCGTGTCGGGTTCGTACTCCGGCTCGAACTCGATCTCCTCGGGGTTGATCTCCTCGGGTGTATACTCGTTGGGTGTCATGCTGCTGTCTCTCCCTTCAAAGGTGAATTTGTCGCCTGATTCGTACCAGGCATTGAAGCGGGCGCGGATGTCGTCTTCCATGCCAATCCACGGAATCACGCCACGGACGACCGACTCCGCTTCGATGTCGTAGTCCATCTCTCCGTCTGAGTCGGTGATCGCCACCACCCGCGGTCGGAGGTAGACGTCGACAGTCCCGTCTTCGTTGTCAAGAATGAAATAGAAACGCCGCCCTGTTGTGGGCGGCTTCGATGCCTGTCTCATTTCTCTTTTCCTGTCTGCTGGTTGGGTTTACTCCGTGGCGGTTTCCTCTGCCTCCAGCAGCTGCGCCACGGCTTCGCGCCAGTTTGGCGAGACGTCGTCGATGGTCATGGGATGCCCTTTGTAGAGCTTTCCTTCCTTGATCCAGCGGGCATAAATCGCGGCCATTACATTCCACCTCCCAGCAAGTCGGCGAGTTCAAACATCGCCATGTCGGATTCGTCCTGCCTCTTTTCCATGGCTGCGATCTGCCGCTCGACAGGGGTCGCCTCCCGGATATTGAACAGCCAGCCCTCGGGCCAATGAAGGACGCCGTCACAGATCGCGTTCTTCATCCGCTCCTTGGTGGTGCCGTCGTCGGTGTTGCCGATGATGGTGACGGCTTCCAGCGCCTCCGCGTTCAGTTCCTCCTGGGTGATCTCTGTTTTACTGACGAACATCGATCCGTTCAGCGTGAGGTCGTCGATTCGCTTTCCATCGTTCAGAATGATCGAATACTTGTTCATAGGCTTCCCTCCCATAAATTGATAGTACGGTTAATTCGATGGCGCGGAGCTGGGGATAGCTCAAGCAATCCTCCCGTGCCCGCGTCCAGCTTTTCACCATGTTCAGCAAGTCGGCCCGCGGAACATTGCCGCTTTCAACCTTCCAGCGCAGCTTGCGGATCCTGCGCTTTATCCGCGTGACGGCCTTGGGTCTGAGCCGGTATTCGATGGTGCCGTCTTCGCGTAGTCTGATCTTTCGCTGCAAATATACGAAGCCCTTGTCGAGCCGGGCGATACACGTCTTCCTGGCGTTCGTGAACATTCCGAGGGTGTCCGCGGCTGTGTCGATGGCCTCGCCACGCTTTCGTAGCTGTTGAAGGTCCCGGTCTATGTCGTAGCTGTCGTCCATGTATCGGGCGTAGTAGCGGCTGCCGAGGACGGTCTTTGCGAGGCTGTCCACCCGATATGGGTAGACGATGCCGGCGGTCTGGCTGAATTGGTCGCCGACGTTCATGCCTTTCTCCAGCTTCTTCTCGCCTCTCTTGGGATGGTTCGCTGCCCTGTAGGCGACTCGGTCGAACTTCGTCTCCATGCTGTGGGCGAACTCCGCGTCGGTCATGTAGGAAACATCGAGGCGGCTCTCTTTTAAGAGAATATCTACGAGCTTCAGCGCGAGTGTGTCGTCGGTGAAGCGCCGGACGATCCTCCGCATTATGTCGTGCTGGATATTGTCATAGTACTTCGATTGGTCTTTTAGCCTGATAAAGCCGACGTTGGTCCCTTCGCGCTGGTAGTACCTTTGAAGGTGGGCTTTGAGCCTCCTTCGCGCGAAGTCCACGCCTCGGTTTTTCAAGCTGGCGGTGTTGTCGTAGATGAGGTGTGGGCGAATGGCCGGAAGCAGGACCGCGTCGTTCAGCGCGTGGCTCACCACGCGGTCGTCCACGATCTGTCCACAAATCGGGCGCATCCTCCCGCGTTCGTTCAGCATAAACTCAAAGCCGGGGCTGGGCTGGTATGGGTTGGGCATCCCGTGTTCGAGGCGGTACAGCCCTTCCTGCATCGCGGTGATGCGGGTCAACCTGTACCACCAGAATTTCTGGACGCTTTCCTTCCATGCCGTTCCGCTCCTGGCCTTGTTCGCTGCTTCCCATAGGGTATTTGCATCGGCGATGGTGCTGTATTCCCTCGGGGTTCCGAGGCTGTCCCACTCGTAGGCGGTTCGCTGCATCTCTGGCAGACTGTCCCACGAGATGGCGTCTCTTTCAAATACGCTCATTGACAAAGTCCTCGCCCCTTCCCGTCAGCGGCCTTGGCCGGACGTTGGGGGTTTATGCTCTGTTTGCTGGTTCCCCAGGCTGGATGAATCTTCCTTTCCTTCGCTCTCGGGGCCGATTGCTACGCTCCGGGCAAGCGGACGGAAATCGGGCGGACGCCATTCGAGTTCGACGCGCTGTTGTTGTTGGCGTTGCCGTTGTTGTTGACATTCGCCGCGTTGGTCGCCGAGTTGACGGAGCGAAGCCACCAGTTGGCACGTACAAGATTCACCCGTGGTCTTATGGCTTCGGTGTCTGCTGTTCTCTTTGGTCCAGCTGGCACCGTTCCATGCTGTTCAGAAACGCGTGGTAGACTCCGCGGAGCAGCTTGCTCTCAGTGTCCTCCGCTGCGCATTTCTGCAGGAACTTCACCCATCGCTGCATATCAGCTTCACGGATGGCTCGCCTGACTTCGTTGTCGCTCTTGCGCCACGCTCGAAGGAGCGCGATCTGCGATTCGATCTCTGGCTCAATGTGGGTCATCCAGTTTTTGTCGATGGGCAGCGTGTCCATGATGTCCTGCAGGTCGATCCTCAAATCTTCACAGGCGGCGATCGCTCTGTCCTGCTGGATTCGCCGTTCGTCTGCCTCTGCCATATTGGAGGGACGCTTGATGCTGTTGGCTGCGCTGATTCCGTGCATCATCCGACGGATATCGTCGTCCACGGCCTTCCTCGCTTCCGCGAGGAAGTGCTTATCGAGCCATTCCAGCTTCTTCAGTCGTGCTTCTTCCTGCTGCTTCCAGCGTTCCCGGCTCTTTTCGCTCCATTGGTCGAAATTCCGAGGCGTTCTGCTCTCTCTGACCTTGTAGCCGAAATTCCGCAGGATACTCATTTCACGCAGCTTGTTCTTCAGCACGACAGCGTGGTCCTTGACCTCGAATCGGCTTTCGCCTCTCTCGGCCTTGTGGACTTGGCTCATGTTGCGTCGCCTCCAATCTGGCGGGGTCTTGGCTCATGTCGGGGTGGTCGCCCCCGCCACAGGCGGGGCGATTATGCGATCAAGGAAAGCGGGCGGACGCCAAGCGAGCCCGACGCGCCGTAGTAGTGGGCGTGGCCGCCGCTGTAGACAACCGCCGCGGCGGTCGCCGAGGCGACGGAGCGAAGCCACCAGGAGGCACGGATGTTGATGAACTGCGGTGCAATGCGGAACAGCGAAAGCTGGCGCTTGTTCATGCCGACCTCGTAGCCCTTGCCGCCGACGCTCCAGACCTGGGAGCCGTAGACCTCGTTCTCGTTCATCAGCTCCACGCGGGCATCTACCCATGCCCAGCCCGTGGCGTTGCCGCTGGTGTCGTAGGTGGACGGGTAGATGGCGCGGTAGGACAGAACATGGGAGGAGCCGAACGCGGCGATGACCTTCAGCTCCGCGCCCTCCGCGCTGCCGTTGGTGCTGCTCTTGATGTTGGCCCTGATCTTCGAAGCGACGTAGCCTCCCGCGGTGGTGTTCGTGTCGTTCCACATGGTGCTGTAGAGGTTCGTGTCCGGCACGACGGCGATGTGGTGCCCGAGCGATATGTTGTCGCCGCATCGGTAGTACGGGTCAAAGTCGGCGATTCGCCAGTTGACTCCGTTGATGGTCCAGTAGTCGCCGACGAAGAGGTCGTCGAAGGTGCCCGCCTGGATCTGTGCGCTCTGCGCTGCCGACAGGCTGGTGCCGAGGTATTTCCCGCGGAATATCGAGTTATGGAAGCCGGCGTTGTTCAGCAGGCTCCTCCCGGTCGGGAATATGATTGTCTCGGGGGTGTCCAGCTTCGTCTTGTCTGCCGCGGGCATCAAGCCCTTGTTGCTGCTGGTGGCCACTTTGATCTTGCCCTCCGCGATGCAATCGTCGGGAGCGTAGAGACCACGCTGGGTGGTGGTGACGAGGCCAGGGGTGAGCGCCGTGATGGCGGATTCGATACCGCCGAGGGCTTCGAGGGCTGCTATGAGCCGTTCAATCTCCGGGCCGGTCAGGTCGGTTACGTTGAATCCCATGGTGTTTCTCCTCCTTTGTCGGGTTTATGCCACGCTGTCGTAGACGAGCGAGGTTTCCTTGGTGGTGAGGTCCGTCGTGATCGTCAGCCTCTCGCCTGTAGAGAGGACGCGGACCTCTGTCGCGGTGGTGGACGTAACGGTGATGGTGTCGGTGCGGACCGTCTCTCCGTTGACCTTGTGGGCCAGCCCGACGATGTTTCCGTCGTCGTCAAAGCTCGGGGTGATCGTCGCGTCGTCCAGGCTCTCCACGACCAGCAGCATGTTCTTCTTGGTCACGAACGCCAGCGAGCTGTCGATGTTAACCGTCACGCTGCTGGTGTTCGTGAAGGAAATGTTGAAGCTGAACGTGAACTCGACCGGGGTCGTCGAATAAGCCGGGATGGAGTCGGCGTTGCTTCCTGCGTTCGCGTAGGCGTACAGGATTTCTCCGTCGATGGGGTCGGTCGCAAACAGGCCAATCTCCCGGAAGGCGAAGGATGACGCAATGCCGTTGTTGGTCACCTGGCCCTGGACGACGGCGGTGCTGCCATTCGACTTCGCGGAGCTGACGGGCAGGTACTTGATCGGGGTGATCAGCGCAGTAAGCGCCTCGATGCTCTGCCCCTCGGGGAGCGACCCGCTGCCGATCTGCATTCTGGTGAACGTGATCTCCTCGCCGGCGTGGGTCCTGGCCTCGAGGGTCTTTCCCTTGGAAGTAACGTAGAATCTCTCAAACATGGGGTCTGCCTCCTGCTTTTCTTTGTCAGTTGACCTGGGACAGGTCGAAGTGCTTGTATTGCGCTATGATGCCACCGATCCCGATTTCACTCGGGACGTTCTGCTCGTAGCGAATCTCGAAGGAATAATGGGATGGCTTCAGCTGCTGGATGGTCTTTCGCAGCTCCTCCTCCTCGGTTGTCATGGCTGCCAGGTAGACGGCGAAGGTATAGGCAGATATATGGTTGACCACTCGGGCAGATATGCCTGTGAGGTTTTCTGCCAGCTGTCGCACCTTGTGTGTGTTGAATGCGCCCGTGTACTTCTTCCGAATCCTGCGCAGCCTAATCTTACGACGGCGCTCCTCAAGGGACAGCGTGGTGTCGGTCGGTATTCCGTAGCGCCTCTCCCAGAGGGGGAGCAGCCACGTGGCGGTGTCTGGGTTCAGCTGCGCCGGGAGTTCGTCGATGATCTGGTTTACGGTGTCGAACTCTTTTCCCATCGCCTCAAATACATAAAGGCCGACCAGGCTGTTGTCGTAGATGGGGGTTACTCGGGTGAGGAATCGTTCAGCTGCCGGGCTGGTGATGATCTCCTCTCTCAACGTGTCGCTCATGGGTTTTCACCACCTTATGAAGCCGGCGTGAGGGTGATCGTCTGGATGACGGGATAGCGGTCCGCGTCGATGGTGACGTTTTCCGTGTCTCCGTTGATCTTCAGCAAGCTGTAGTCAAGGATCCCGGTCGTCTCCGAAAGCTCGCGGCCCACTCGGGTGATGCGGATTTCTCCGTCCTGCTTTGCCGCCTCAAAATACGAGCGGATGCGCTCGGAGAATTCGTTGACCGCTGCAGTTATTGCGACGCTGTCTTCAAGCTCGACCGTCGCGGTGATGGTGATGTTCAGCGCGGTGGCCGTCACGACGGTGAGGTCCACCTCCGCGTTTGCCAAGGCGGCGGCGGGGCTGTCGGGGGACATGATGTGGTTGTAAACGTTGTCCAGAACCGTCTGTGAGGCAGCGGCTCCCGTTGTGTCCATCACGATCAGCTTCACGGTGCCGGTGCCAGCGCCCTCCCACTCGGGTATCACGATGACGCTGCCGACGCCGTCGACCTCCTGCGCCCAGCGTATGTAGTCGCTGTTGTTGCCGACGAAGGACAGTTCGCTCGAGCGGTCCACGGCCATGATTCTTTCGCGGAGGCTGTCGTCGTCTTCGTCGTCGGAACCGCCGACCGCTGCCTCCTCGTTCGTCACGCCGGCGATGCCGTCGATGGGCGAAACCATGAGCGTAATGCTGTAGGAGGGGACGTTCCCGATGGTTCCTGCCTGGGTGCAGCGCACGGGGACCTCCGCTTCGCCGCTTTCGCCGATCGTCACTTCCTCGGTGGCTGTAAACTCGATATTCTCCGCGATGGCTGTCGCGGGGGTAGAAAACGCAAAGCCGACGGGGATAATGGTTCCAGCCGTACCGAGAACGACGAGGGTCGCCTCCGCCGGGGTGCCGCTGCGCCTGACGATGCCGTCAAGCTCTCCGAGTGCCTCCAGCCAGTCGCCGTTGCTCCATTCCGGGAACAGGAGCATGATTGCCTCGTTCAGCCGGACCATGATGTCCGCCTTTTCGATGGCGGTCGGCATCGTGAAATCATAAACAAAGCCGCCCTCGGTTTTGTCTATGTTGTCCGGGATGTTTGCCAGCATGCGGGCGTGGATCACGTCCTCGTCCATGTCGTCCAATATCTCCGGCGGGGTGTAGGTGCTTTCGTTCTCCATCTCCATGCTCTTGTCTCGCCTCCTCTGTTATTCCACAAGGTTCATATTTACGTCGAAAGCCTCCAGATTGTATGGCTTCACGATGAATGTGCAGTTGAGTGTGCTGGCCTCCCAGGTGAAGTTGAAGCCGTCCACGCTCTCCGTCGCCGGGTTTATCGTGAGTGCCTCGGTGATGTACCGTTCGATTGTCGCCTGGACGGTTTCTCGGTCGGGCTGCTGCATGGCGTCCTCAAAGTCGACGCCGTATCCGAGGTACGAGTCGCAAGCGCCCAGCTGCGTGTTTAAAGTCTTTAAAACCCAAAGCATGAAGCCGTCGCGCCCGTCTACAAAAACGACCCGGTTTTGCCCGTCCAGCACAAAGTCGCCGATGTCGTAATCAAAAAGCGGAACGGCTTTCATCACGGGCTGCTGTTCCACTTCGGATTCGTCTATGTCTGGAATATCAAAAACGGGGTAGAGCCTTTGTTCTGCCATTGATGCTGCCGCCTCTCTTTCCTTGCTGCTGGGGCAGGTTTATATTTCGTCGATGATGACCGCGTCGTTCTGGACCCAGGCCACGAGGACACGGTCGCCCTTTGAAATGCTGGCGTGTTTGCAGATGATGTAGTCGCCCTTGGGGATGGCGATGGGGACGGTGTTCGTAATCAGCGACCCGTCATTTTGAATCTCTCCGAAGTCGAGGACCAGGTCGGTGGGTACCTGGCCAGCGGCCATCCCGCGGAGAACGCCGGCGAGCTTGCTCAGCCCTGGCGAATTGTCGCCCTTACTCATAAGGCTCCACCTCCATCTGCATGCTCTTCGATGTGGCGTTGTGGCTCACGCCCTTGACGTAAAAGTAGCCGATCAGCTTGTTCGTCTTGGCGTGGATCACATCACCTTTTCTGACCGCCGGGAACTCGGGGGCGACAAACGTGATTGTCCGCTTGGGCTTTCCCTTTTCTTCGATCAGCTCCTCCGCTTCCTTTTTCGCGTCGGCGAGCTTTGTACTGCCGATGCTCTTGACCGTCTGAAGGATTCCATACTCCGTTTTTCCGTCGACGGTGGCTTCCACCTTGGGCCGCCCGTTCTTGTCGTCCTTGCCTACGAGGATTACGCGGGTGACGAGGTCGGCCATGGTGTATTTGTCCGAAGCGGAGACGAGGTTTGTGTCCGCGGTGAAATCCCAGACCTCGCTGTTCTCGCCTCGAGTGAGGATCTGGCATTCCCCTTCAACGGCTCGGATGATTCCGACCTCGCCGGTCTTCTTCTTCGCTGCGTCCAGCGTCTCCGTCAGCATGGCGCTGATCGCCTTGTTTTTGTAGAGCGTCTTTTCGTGGGTGATCGACGGGCCGGAATACTCGGAAAGCGGGACGCCCCATGCTTCCAGAATATCCTTGCAAATGTCGGAGGTGTTGCGTCCCTTGGGCCAGTACATGCTGTCCTGGGATTTCTGCAGGTAGTAAAGCAAATCGTAGCAGGTCACGACGATCGCGTCGTCGTTGGTCTGTGAATGTTCCCACTCCCAGATTGTACCTCTGAATATTTCCTGCTTTCCGCTGTCGTCCCATTTCGCGTACAAATAAACGGCGGTGCAAAGCGCCAGCTTCTTTGAAAGCCGGGAGTCCTCGAATGGTATGTCTCGAAGCGTAAGGTTCAGCCTGGTGGCCACTTCGCTCTCGTTCTCCTCCCACGCGATATTCTCCGCGACGCCCTCCAGGTGCATCAGCCGTCCGTCAGGGTGGACGGCTGTGACGTAGTAGGTTATCTTGGTAAGGTCTACCGTCTTCGCCATGGCTGCCGTCCTCCGCGTTCTTTGTTATTCGGTGCTTTGTGTTATTCGTCTGTTCTTCGCTGTTTGCGAAGGCTTGACGATTTGGACTTTCGTGTCTCCGACTTTTACCCATCGCGAGGTCGGCACTTTCGCGACCAGTCCCTCTTTGGTTTCGTTGCCTTGGTTTGTAGTTGGATTCTTGTGTGTCTTCTTCTTCGTCCCTTTGGTCTTCGTTGTCGTTTCTGCCAGGCCGCTGGTGATCTTGACATACGAGGAGCAGACCCACCACTCCGGGTCGCCCTCTTTGATCTTGTACCAGTTTCCGCTGGTGGCGTAGATCGTGACGGTTTCGCCCTTTTTCAAGGAGCCGAGCTTCTTATAGCTCTTGCCGGGTCCTTTTCTGTACTTGACCTTGCTTGTGGTCACGCCCGTGGGATATGCGCTGCCACTCTTGGCTTTTTTCGGAGCGGGAGCCGGCGATGTGGTAACCGTCAGCGTTGGGTATTTCGTCAGCGTGATGCTGTACCTGATGTGTCCCTGTCCGAAGTAGGTCTTATTGAACGTCTCAATGAAGACGTAGTCGTCTATGAGTTCGCCGACCATGAAGCGAAGCTCTGTTCCGTCTTTTTTCCACTTCTCCAGCTTTGCCGCGGCGGTCTTGGGGTCCTTCCAGTTCTGCACAAACGATTGGGCGCTCATGCCCTCGCCCGGGAGCATCCCCTCCCAAGAATACCCCGTGGCCTTTTCGCCGCGGGGTATTCTCATTTCCCCTAACTGGATTATGTTGATCGGGATGGTGTTTGCTCCCGAGGTGACATTCACCTTGTCGGGAACAATCGGGAAGGAGAACCGGGTTTCTCCGCCTCCTTTTCGCTCTTGCAGGTAGAATAACACGGTTGTTTCCTCCCCTCGGTTACATGTTGGAGATAATGTCTTCGAGCTGGTTCGCCATCGCGGAACCGAGCAGCTCTGCCAGCTCGTTCTGGTGGGTTCGCAGGATTTCGAGGACGGCCTCGGGGTCGTCGCCTCCGTTGACGTTGTACTCGGGGTTCACGTCCACGGAAACCTGGACGACGTTGCTGCCTCCGCCTCCGTTGTTCCCTGTTGCAATGCTGGGCTTGTAGTCGCCGCTGCCGTCTCCGTCGTCGTCCCATACGTCGTCGGGCAAAGAGCCGAGCATGGACGAATACGGGCCGAGGATCCCGCCCTCTGCGTA